CGCCTTTTGTATCTGGCCCATATCTTTCGATAGATTTTTAGACGATTTCCCCATCTCCGACATGTCGCTCTTTGCTTGATCGGATTTTTTAGACCAATCGGCCATATCGAGAATCAAACGGGCACGTATTTCTCCGACTGTTGCTCCGGCCATCTAGTTACCTCCTTTCCGAAAAGCTGCTTGCATTATGCGTAATTGTTCGAATTTTTCTCTATCGAAGTGATTAGCGTTTTCGATTCCTGCTGTTCTCGTAAGCCCGTTCATTAGCGACTTGAAATCTTCGTCCTCACTTGATCGGTTATTCGTAGCGAGGGCGATACGGACTTCCTCAAGGCGTCTAATTGCGCTTTGCTTTGCTTTGGCGCGAATAAGCTTCGGAATATCAACCATGTAATAATCGTTTTCAATCTCGCGCTGAGTGACTCCGAGAATAATAGCCGCATCTATTAAGTAGTCTTCGATCGTATATGAGACGCCCTCTTCTTCGCCTACTTGCCGAGGTTCGGAAGAAGGCTTTTCACGTTTTTTGCCATCGAAGACAACCGGTTTTTCTTAACCGTTAAGGCGAGGTATTCGAACATCTCGTCTGCCCCGACGTTCTCTGAAATGTAATCAGCGTCGACATCGCTTAAAGCCGCGACAATTCCGACTATCTCATCGAGTCCTACTTCGAGACCGGTGACTACGTACGAGTAAAAGTCTTCCGGTGGCGCGCTAAGAACTTGAACGATAATTCCTGGCAGCTTATCAACGGCCCCGAATAATTGCTTCCACTTCTTCGGTGTGAGCTTCGGAATCTCGACCGGATAATCACCGAAATAAAGCTGTTCAGGATCTTTTTTGGTGAACAGTTTCATAAAACATCTCCTTTCTCTTAAATAAAAAAGACACCGCGGTTAAGCGATGTCCCTCGGTTATTCTGCTGCGGATTCGTCTCCCATAATGAACAAGTCTCCGTCATTATCCGTATCCGGATATGCGACAAAGGTCAGATTCGCAATCCGTTCGTTGTCTGAATCGTAAGTGTACTCCGGATCAGCTACTGCGCCTGCTAACGGAATTGTGATATAATCGTTCGGCGTTGTCGAAGGTGCCGTCGGCTTAATAACGAGTTTCTTTGCGGCTGCGAGCATGTCGAATCCCGCCTTACCGCTAACAACTAGCTTTTTCTTTGTCGAATCGGTACCATCGGTCACCAACCGACTGTTCGGAATGGCTACCGCAAGTCTATCGAGGTCATGTAGAGCGAAAGGGATCGTGACTTCTGCGGTCCTCCCCTTCATCGTAGACTTAACGATTGTGTCTCCGTATTGATCGACCGTGGTGTCTTGCTTTGATGTTTGAACCTTAAACTGAATTCCGCCCTTAGTGATGTCGTAGGTAACCATATCGTCGCCTTCGCCATACTCAACAATTGCTGGGCCGATCGGTACGTTAATACCTCTAATTCCTGCCGCCATGCAATTTCCCCCTTATATTCAAAATAAAAAGCCCCTGATTAGGGGCGTATCACGCAATCAAAATTCAAAGAGTATTGAGGACGATTGTTGTCGTCGTATCCAATAAACAACGGGACTGAAGTAGTAGCGCGAATAATGACAACTGAATTCTCGCCGATCATTACCTCTTTCAAATTAGTGAGCGAGTTAAAAAGCTCGTAAGCTTTATCTTCGCAATCCTGTTCGCCTGCTGCGCGTCCTCTTACAAGTATCTGAAAAGACGGCTGCTTTTTCCCGGTCCATTGCGATGTCGGAAAACCGCCGGTCAGTTTTACGGAAATACATTCGTCAGGTGCTTCGCGAGGGAATCTGTTCGGAAAGTAAACGCCAGGAACCCGCGATTTAATGAACGATATTAATTCGAGTATCTTCAACGTTTACCTCAACTCCTCTCTTACGGCCTCTGCGACGTTCCGTATATACTTTTCGGCCTCTCCTTTTAACGGTCGCTCAAGGTACTTGTTACCGACCGTATATCCGTCCGTTCCACCGGCTTGTGCGGATGTAGGTCCGAGATTGTAATCGGCTTCGTGCGTCCAAATTGCGTAGTTAAATCCGTTTTCTACTGCACGGAAGGATACTTCGCCAATCAACCGATCTCGCGATAGTTTTACCTTCTTCTGCATCCCTCTACGAAGTGTCGCCTTATCGATAGGTGCGATGTTTTGGGCGATACGAGCGAGATCATCGGTATTGTCCTCCATCGCTCGGACTGCCGCCTGCTCTGCGCCGTGCTCCGTCCGGTTTAGTCGATTAAGGAAATCGCTTGCGTCGAAATCAAAACTCAAACGATCACCTCCGTCAGAATCGGCTTTCCGGATACGTGCCTTCTTACGTTGATCTCTTTCGGCTTTCTCGCAATTGTCTCCCCGAGTTCATTCGTAAATAAGATCGTATCTGAGTACCGAATATCTGCTAGTTTATCAACTAGAATTCTCGCAGTGGCGACGGACTCTTCGCTTTTAATGACGCCAGACGATCGCGATAAACTGATCCGGGAACCCTCGTCGACACGGCACTTGACTGCGAACGGTTCGACTTTTATTGGATTGCCCCACAAATCGAACTCTCCCGAGCTATCACGCTCCACCGTAATGGTCTGCCGCATAGGAACGATAGCCATCTACATCACCGTCCATTGAATGCGCCGCCCGCCGAGCTTCACACCGTTTTCTTCTCCGATTAGATCAAGCGTCTTTTTCGGGATTAACGATTCATCATCGACTTTCATCGTATCTTTAAAGTTAAACGACGCCACGCCCGTAATAGAGTAAGATGCAACTCCGTGCTTATTCAGACGGTTCGTATCGTTATAGGCAATCGCCAACACATTTGCGAATTCGTATACTGCATCGTCGGGTATTTTATAGTCGGGAAATTTACGGATGAGAACGTCGTCAGCAACGTTTAAAACCCGCTGCTTCCTTTCGTGATCAGAATCGTTCCAATCTTCGTTATCTACCGTAAAACTGTTGATATATTCGTCAGCACCCTCGACGCTTACTGTCATACCGCCACCTCCTGTTATTTTGCGGAGGATTTACGCGTTTGTTTCTTCGCTGCCGGCTTGGGTGCGCCTTCCTCCGTTGGTTTGTCGATCCTAGTTACGTCTGCCAGATCGGACAGGACTTTGATTTCGTCCTCATCCTCTGTTTTAAATACGCCATTTTTGAACGACTTAAATACGTCGCCCACATAAAACCCGAGTTCGGGATATTTCGATTTGAATTCCGCCATCATTTCGCAACACCTCTGTCAAAATAAATAGACCCGCGATTTGCGGGCCGTGGATTACGCTAATCCTTTGATTCGCGCGTGTGCTTTTTCTTGTAAAAACTCAAGTGTGTACTCACCAACGATCTGGCCCTCAAAGCGATCACCTTTCCTACCGAGATATTCGTGGAAGAAACCACGGTCTTTAAGAGGTTTGATTTTTGTTCGGTTAGCATCAAAGATGAACAACTCATCCCCTTTTAAGTTGTTATTCAAAACAATTTCTGCTTGACCAAAGTCAGAAACGAAGTGATCTACAACCTGTCCACGGCCATTATCAGCGCGAGTCAGATTAATTTTAGACTTGTCGAAGTTTGAAATGGCACGCTTTTGTTTAGCGCCAACCATGATTTTGAAAATACCTCCGGTTGTAAATCCACCTCTTTCATAAATTTTTTGCATAGCATCGTTGATTTTCTCGTCAGTTAGCGCCCCATTTTGCGCGTCAATAACATTTGTCTGAATGAATTGGCGCATGCCTTCCATTTGGCGAACAATCCCGTCAGTTGATTCGTATTTTATGCCATTAATTGCAGCTTTTTCGAGCTGCAGTGCAAGTTCGAGCTGTCTCTTCTGCTTCTCATACTCATAAAGATCATCGATTCCGTAGTTGCTTACAACTGCAGCAGTCCCGGTAATTGAGATTGTTTCATCGAAAATTTGTGTGATGTTCGATACGCGTTTTCTTGGCTTATATCTCGCATCGCGAGCATCTGCACCTTCCTGCCCTTCTACAAATTGAACTTCTACGACAGCACCAGCAGGAATTTCAGCAGGGGTAGTTCCCGCATATCCCCGTTCTACAGTAAGCGTTTTGTTATAAATGGAAACAACTTTGATTAGCTCTTCTCCAATTTCAATCACCTGGTTAGCCATAAATGGTTCAATGTCCTCAACTGTAATCTTTGTGTCCTCTGCAGTTTTGGCTACAGTAGTGGTTGACTTGTCAGCGAACATCTCATCTTCAAACCACTGGTGCTCTACCTGAGTGACCGGATCGCTAAACCCTAATAAATTCAATAACGGTGTCTGGTGTTCATTCAATAGTAGAATTTCATCTACTACGGATTCTCGCTTACCCACTAATTCGCCTGATAAAATCTTAGACATTAAATTTCCCCCTTGTTTTTTGCATTAAAAAAGCGCCCTTTATAGGCGCTGATTCACTTCGATAATTCTCTTTTTAATTTTGCGTATGCCATCTTGTCTTCTGGACGGCCGCTTTGTCTCGCTTTCTCTGCGGCTTCTTTCAATAGTTGTTCCGCTGTTTTCTCCGAAGCAAGGGCCGCATTTCCATTCGAGCTCTGTCCGATAGGCTTTGGCGCCTTCTTCTTGACCAAGAATGGTTTATTGTCAACGAGCGTTTTGACAACGTCCTCCACTCCGACAACCTTTCCGTCTTCAACCTTTACCGCGGATAGGTCAGCCAACGCAATGGCGTCGTCAATGAAGGCGATATCGTTGCTCGTAGCAACCTTAATAAATTCATTGCGGATTTTCTCGCGTTCATTAGCTTTCCGGAGGTCTTCAAGTTGCTGTGCGAGAGTTTTCTCAGCCTCTTCTTTCGCTTTCAAATCGTTTTGAAGTCGTTCGAGCTCCGTCATTTCGCTACGCTTACGTTCCTCTTCGGCAGTTTTCTTTGCATTGTAGTCTTCGACGAGTGTTTTAAGTGAATCAACTCCGTCGATGCCCAGCTCTTCAAAGGTAGACTTAAAGGCTTTTAAATCGTCGTTAACCTGCTTGAATCTGTCGTAAGGAATTGTTTTTACTTCGTCTTTTGGCGGTTCTGGTGTATCGGTGTTTTTCGGCTCCGCAGCCGGTGGTTCCGCCTGGTCTTTAGTTTCTTCCGCAAAATGCTGTAAATCTAACGACAATAAAGATTTTGATAGTTCCATAACCTTGTTTCCTCCTATTACGTTTTTAACGTCCAACGCGACGAATTTATCGGATAGTTTAATGTCATAACCGAATTTGGACAAAATAAAAGACGCCGTATTCGACGTCCACTGTTATTCCCCCATTATTTTTGCAGCGCGAAGAGCAGCAAGCAGCGCATTAAAATCCGCGACTAAGCCTGCGATATCCTCTGCGGTACTATCCGCTTGTGCAGCCGCCTGTTTCGCAGTCAGCTTCGAATTGAGCGTTGTTTGCAAGTTGGTAATTTGCGAAATTGGATGCGTATGTGACGAAGGTGGGAAATTTTCCGGCTTGTTCTGAATTTCCGACCAATCAACAGCTTTATCACCGCCACCGATACTCGCATAAACGAATTTACCTTCAGCGTTTTTCGTAACAGGAACGATTGGTACGGCCTTCAATCCGTCTACATCTTCGTCAACAACTTCGGCAGTTCCGGATGGATCTGTTTCGACTGGATGGCTCATTTCGTTATCTAGCGTAGCACCTTCCACCGGATCTGTTCCGTATGAGAAACTACCCTCCGCAGTCTTCTGTACAAACACGACCGGGATCGCCTTTGTACCGTCAAGTGATTCGTCAACAACTTTGCTAATGCCGCGTGAATCGTTCGATATCCCAACGCGCATTTTATTATTTACGTTCAAAATAAAGCCCCCTCTGGATTTCTGATCGGTGAATACACGTGTTTACAATTCGGATGAAAAATCTCGCCCGACGCCTTCAACTGATCGTACGTCGGATAATTACCGGGCGCGTCTTCCGTCAATTTCATGATCCTTCCTTCGTAGAAACGACATGCGTCCTTCGCTCCGTGTGAAGATATCTTCGCATAATACACGTTCCTTCTAAGCGCCTCATTCGTCGTTGCTTCCCGATAGGTCTCCATCATTTTTGTACGCGTCGCCATGTCCGCATAAACTTCCGGCCGCCACCGTCTGCCAGCTCCGTCGATTATTCCGGTTTTCACCGACTGCTGAAGCGTGTTTCGGATATCCGACGCAATAGTACGCCGTCCGTTTGTACCTCGCGTCATGTGATAACGCATAGAATCGGAGACAGCTTTCCGGACAGCCGCTTTCGTCTTCCGGTCGATATTCTGCGTGACCGCTAATAGGTCGGCCTGGGTATCGGCAACCGCAGCCGCAACCATTTCTTTGTTCAAGCGTGAAAAGGAAGCGATCTGTGACGCTTTGTCAATCGTTTCGGCAACTCCAAGAGAGACGATCGTGTTTATTACGCCGTCTCTAGCCGCTTTAGGTATGTTCTTTTCGACCCAAGCTTTCGACTTATCGTCTAGCTCCGAAAGGATTTCCGAAATAGAGGCCAGTGTCGCATTGGCGTTTACCCGGCGAAAATTGTCGATATCAACTCGGTCCAATTCGATCAAAATGTCTTGAACGGCGTCCTTGTAATACGTTGCGAGTTGATAGGTTTGATAGCTATACTTTGGCTCCGGAACTCGCATTACTCGTCATCCTCTTCGACGACCTCTTCTTTTACTTCGGTCTCGTTAAATACCGATCCATCAACAAAGCCACTGACGCTTTTTTCATCTTCTTCAATTCTTCGTATAGTCTCTTCGGCTTTATCGTCATCTACTTCGTCAAGCTCTTTAATAGCAGATCGAACGTCAAGCGTAGGTTTGCCGCCGGTTCTAATACTCGCAATCTCTGCCGCTTCTTTCTCGTTACGCGGAATCCCGTCGTTCCATATCGCTTTGGGATATACCGGATCAGATACGGATAAGTCTCCGAATTCTTTTTCGAAGAGCATACACGTCCATAGCGCGTCCCGGATCGCCTTATCGTAATGCGCCCGGATGCGTTTCACTTTCGAAAGGATTGGCATAAATCTCGCTCTAATTGCTACTCCGTCCGTATGAGACGTCCCAGTACCGCCCGAATTGTCTCCGGACACCGTCGTTCCGAAAAGCCATTGCGGCGTCTCTGCCATCTGAAAGACGTTACTGAAAAGGACATCTAATTCTTTAAACGCCGCATCTAGTTGCGCTTGCCACACCATATATCCCGGCGTCGGATCGTCTTTGTTAACAGGAATGTACTTTCCGCCAAACTGTACAGCTCCATTGGTCGTTTCCAGGTCTGGACCATATGCAGTAGGATCGCTGTGCTTCCAGAGAATATAGTCGATCTGAACAAGTCGATCATTGATCGCAGCTAACACAGTTTCGAGCTTTTCGATGAGTCCGATTCCGAAGTACGAGTCATCTACCGATTTATACGGAATGTGGAAAACCGGAATATGCGGCAGATTCGTTACTTCTACGTCTTCCTCTCGACCTGTCGGAACTTGTTCTCCGATGGTAAACAATTGGACCGGCGTCCCTGTCGAAGTATCAACGCCGTTGCCATGTAGGCGATGTCGCGAATACATAATATAACCCGGTATGTGACGCTCAACGTTCAGAAATGGTATCTCCGTTTTCTCGGTTTCAACCCACTCGACTTGCGCAATATTGATCGCCTTCGTTTGCTTAACATTGCCGGCGGACGTCTCCGGAAAAACCCAACTTGCGTTAACATGCTCAATAATCGGTTCCATTTCGACACCTTCGGGCGCATCTCCCTCGATTAGTCCCATCTTTTTAAGCTCCGAATAATCCTGACGGTAGCCATAGCGAACTTTAAACCACGCGTCGCCGCGATAACCATTCGCCGTAGCACTTTCGTGAATCAATTGATTAACGTCATTCTCCTCAACGTACCTGTTTAGCGCCCTCTGCTCTTCGCTGTCGTCGGCTTTTCCGCTCTCAAAACGGACCGGCTCTCCGACAAGTAGATCCGCAGGCTTGGTAACGAGGATATCCGCCAGGTTGATCGCGATATAGAGTTTTTCAAGCTGCGACGAGAATGGCGAATCTTTTAAAATAGCCGTTGCCCTTTCGTATACGTCTCGCTGCTTTCCGTCAAACCATTTTTTCGCCCGCTTATATTTCGCAAGCCTTTCGATCGAATCTTGCGGCGGAAATTGAGCGCCCTTACGGATAATTCCGTAGGTTTTTACGTATGTGAATTCATCTGCATCGTCGTGTTTACGGTTAAATAAATTCATAGCTACTCGTTCCCATCGTTAAGCAATTCGTCAATACCTTCGATTTCTTTCGCGATATCTTCGTTGCTGGCCGTCCCGCTTTCGTTTTCCGTTGCCGTGACCTGACGATCAGTAAGCAAACCATGACGTTTGAGAAACAAGTCGATCGCTTTTACTGACGGTTGAGAGCTTCGGATAAGCTTCATTAGCTGCGCATACACTTCGGCTCGGTGTCCGGAAAGCATATCGTCCGCGAGTAGATTCATATATTCGATGAATGCTTTATTCTGCGTCCGCCATCGATAGACTGTGACGCGGTCGGCTCCGATTTCCTTGGCGAGCTCCTCCTGCGTCTTCCTTGCCTCGGCCATCAACTCGTTTTCCACGAGCAAAAGCGCGGCCTTTCGTTGTTGTAACGTTAATTTTGCCTCTAATTCTTTCAATCGTGACATTATTTCGCCTCCCCTTTAAATCCAATTCGGTTTTGCTACAAGCCTAGTTTTAGGTCGGAAAACTCCTTCGATAGCTTGCTGTAACGCATCAAGTGAATCCACATAATCCCCGAATGGGTATTGCGCCATCTGATCGAGGAGCATCGTGTGACGGTCGTTAAGAATAAGCGTTTTATTGTGAAGCATCGGCTCCAATGACTGAATGCGCTCGTCTTTCGATGACCTGTGCGACTTAACATCGTTGACGCGGCACGTATAAAGCCCCTCTTTTCTAACCGCTTCTTGCAATTGCCGGTAAAACTCGTGCTGAGCGTTGATCGTTTCAACGTTAAATATCCGGTGACGGTACTGCTTGATCTTTTTAACGATGATGTCAATATAAACGTGTGCTGGCTCTTTCGACGCATACTCGTCAAGTACGAAAATATATCCGGTCGGCTCATGTTTCCCTAGCGTAATAACCGAGTTGTAGCAAGACCGCGCATTCTTTCCTTGTGCAATATCCCAGGCGCCGCTTATCGTGAGGTCCCTGATCGGTATTTTCAGTTCGTTATAGACGACATAAGCAACGCCGTTCTCATGGTAGTAATGGTAGTAATCGTAGTTTTCCGGGAAGAAAAACTGCTCATCTTCACTGAAAGCAAGGTTTCGAAACTCCGAATTGTAGGCTCGCGTCCCCATGCCTACCTTTTCGTGCATGAGCTCTCTATAAGTCCAGCGCCAAGGCCACGCAAGTTCAATGCCCTCCTCCAGTGCCTCTTTATTCTGCTCGTAAAACTCATCGACTTCTTCCATCGATTCTGAGCGCGCATAGATTTCGCAGTATTTTTCCCATAGCTGCGGATTTGTCGGTTCACTAATGACGGCACCATGAAAGCTCGATTTAAAGTCCTTCCGCTTTAGAACGTGGTTCAAGAGCCCTGTCGCCGATACCATCGTTCCGACCAGTATGATCGCAGTCGCTTTAGAACCGATCGGTACGACAACAGAGTTGAACCAGTGAACGAGCTTTTCTCGAGCTTCCTTCGTGCCTTCGTTGTTACTTGACGAAGGATCGTCAATGATAACGAGATCGGGACGGACAGCGCCGTGTCTTTTACCGCGAAGTTGCTTACCGGAAGAAGATGATTCAATCAGGATGTTCGTTGTTGTAATGAACGCTTCTTCGTTATCTTTTTCGTTACGACTTGCGGATTCATACATCATAGGTCCGAAGTCTTCGCGCAGTTTCTGATTGTATTTCATTTGTTTGTTGACCCACCCGATAAGCTTTTTTGATAGCGAGTCGGTTTCGGAAATTATCAGGATATATTTGCGCTTTCGAAAGGCCGCTTGGTGTAATGGAAGGGCGTTCGAAAACATTCCGGACTTTGAATGTCCCCGCGCCGCTGCAATCGCAAGTCTAGCGTTCCTTTTTTCGTTATTCACGTAGTTACAAAGATCAAAAAACTCTTCGTGAATCTTTGCGATATCTTCGATTCCATCATGCGGTGTTCCGTCGTCTGCGTTCTGAACGATATTGTCCTCGTTATCCGGGTTTAGGCCGTCGCTTAGATACTCGTAAGTAAAGTACGCTACATCGAGTTCGGCCTTATGGACCCGCTTCAGCTTGGTCAATTCCGCTTTATCTTTCCGGAAGGTATCGATATGGTATTCCGTAGCTTTCCCGGCCTTAATGAGCGCCACCAATTTACGGACACGCTCGGTCAATAAATCGATCCGTTCCTGTCTTTCTTCGCGGTCAAGCCATTTTCCGTCAACGTATGCCAAACTGGTGGCCTCCTTTCGTTTGAATTTCGTGTTGACTTTCGTTATCTTTTTCGTTAATATGAATGTAACAAAAAACATTTATAAGTTACGTAGAGGTGAATCGACATGGCAAACGAAGTTTTTCCGATAAAGTCAAAACGCGATTATAACAAGTTCATAAAGGCGCTCAAGCCGGGGCGCGATCAATGGCTGGCGCAGTTAGGCACGGCATTCGGCCTGCGCATCAGCGACTTGCGGCTTCTTAAAATCGGACAGCTTCGCGGCCAGAAGTCGATCACCCTACGGGAGAAAAAACGCAAGAAAAAGCGTGTGATTACGTTCAGCTCTTCCGTTCTCAAAATCGTTTCCCAACTCGAAGGTGATGACGACGATTACGTATTTGCCAGCCGTAAAGGTGGAGAGCCGATCAGCCGCGTCCAGGCATACCGCATTCTAAGTGACGCAGCCAAACGAGCCGGCATTTACGATAAGATCGGCGGCATTGGAACGCATACGCTGCGGAAGACTTTCGGATACCGACTTTACCAGTCCGGCGTGCCACTTTCGCGAATCATGGTGATTCTTAACCATTCGAGCGAGCGCGATACGGCCAAGTATATCGGGATTACTGCGGAAGAAATTTCGGAAGCTTACGAAAGCATCGAGGTTTAAGACTTCGGTGCTTTTTTAAATACTTCTCGCAATACTCTAGCAGTCTCCCAACCGTCAGCTAACGGTTTCTCACCAAGCCGTTCCGCTAGGTCCTGAAATTCGGCCAGCGCCTTAGTCGCCGCCTTTGCTTCGCGTTGAACCGCCTTGAGTCCGGTTATCGCGTCGGATACATCCAAGTCGATTTTAATTTTGCCGATTGATTCGCGCTTTGATTCCGCCATTCACATCGTCTCCTTTTTCGTTTCTTTATCGCCTGCGCACCGGAAGGCTCGGAAGCACATTCCGGAAAGGCCCGTAGGCAACGCAAGCACAAAAAGAGCGACCCTTATTCGGAGCGCCCTCGTTCTGATTGTGTTTTATTCGTCAACTCTTTCGTAAGTCTTTTCGAAAATATCCGATTTACACGGGTACAGCTCGCCTTCTACTCCGCGAATAATATAGTCGCCTTCTTTAGCGATCATAACGCCTTCTAGCGTTTTAATTTCGCACCAAAGTCCTTCGTTAGGTTCAAACGGGCTCCCGCTTTCATACGCCGCATGTGTAATAACGTCATTACTCGTTACTTTGTCGTGGAACCAAGCCGGCCATGGTGCGCCATATTTAAACGCCTCAATCACGACCGGCTTTTTACGGTATTTCGCCACCCTTACGTCCCTCCCTTCGAATTTACACGAAATTAGCGCTTCTAACCGTCACCCTACCGAATACCCTCGTCGGAGGCTAAGACGTCTAATTTCGTGTGATTTGCGCGTGAAAATCGTTATGTCCTTCGGTACTCCTCTGTAAGCGCGCTAACCTTCGCTGTTATCTGCCGCTGAACCTCGTCCGCTTCTTTCACGGAATCATCCGTTTGACGTAGCCGCTTGACCTTGCGAATTAATTTCCGCGTCTCACGGTCCGTTATGATTACCGTATAGTGTTTCGAACAGTGCGGGCATTCGAAATACGTTTCTTCTACACCGGAATTATTCAGCGGACGTTCCTTCGGCTGAACTTCGAAATCTTTTAGACACTCGTCGCATTGTACCGCCATGATTCCGCCTCCTTTGCGTTAATTTATTCGTCAATCCACTTGCCTACCGCAATTAAAACGGAGTCAATCGTTGCTGCCGCTAATAAAAACGATTTCCTAAACGGGTGTATCTCGTCTGCTAACGCTGAGGCGGTTCCGTTTGAATTCCGGAGTTCTTCTTCGTAGTTCATTCGCGATCATCCCGGGATATATGTTCGACGAACTTAACAATCGGATGCTGGCTCCGAAAACTTAAACTCATCTCAAGACCGTCTTCGTCCGTTCCAACCGCTATCGCTTCGCCTTGTTCGAGTAGTTCTGCGACCAACTTCCGCAATAGATCCTTGTCACCTTCCGATAGTGCATGAGTCGGAATGAACATCGTAATCACCTCCGTTTGAGTTACGCCCCGAGTTCGAAAAATTGTGCGCAAGTTCTGAACAGCAGTCGTCCGGGGTTGTTCGGGGTGGCCTGGGGGCGGGCGCAAGCGAAAAATTCCGTTGAATAAAACATTCATCGTTTTGCATATCGAATGTAACACAAACACTTTTTGTTACATTGAACAATCGAACGAAACGTTGACATGACTATGTCTATCGTATGTTATCCTTCTCAATCAATCGAACTTACTTTATGCATTCGATAAACAGCGTCAGATCAACGATGGTTCAGGTGCGTGGTGCGAGCCGGTATGTATAAGATACTGCATATCGGTAGTAGGTCGGCGGTGTTGGTCAGCTGACCCCGTGAGTTTCGGAAGGGCTTATCCTCCCGAGACGTCTCGCTGATGTTCGGGTAACAAGACGTTGTCCCTCTCGTCTGCCCCTCACCGTTTCCCTTCCTATATGTATAGCGTATCCCCTGCCGTATGCAACAGGCGGTGCGTATATGCGGTGTGCCTGCCGTAGCTAGCCGGTGCCCATTCCGTATAGCGGTCATAAAGAAAGGCGCCATTATTTACGGCAACTGCCTCGGTAGTTTATTCCGAAGTGGCGTCCCTTCTTTATAATCACTGTTCCTCTCATAACGTATAGCCAGCTAAAGGCAAAAGTTGTGCATACCTGTCTCATAACGTAAGACAGCATATCGAAGGTTTTTGTGCGTATCCTCCTCAAAATACATAGATAACTATCCGTATTTATTGTGCGTATTAACGCAATCCTTTCGTATAAAAAAGAATAGCGCCCACTCCGTCGCTTTCGCTCCTTCGTGACCGCAGATATATTTATTAAGTTCTTTATCGCGATAAGGTATTAATGATTAAGGATCTAAGATTCTATAATATCTGCGTGTCTATGAGCATGAGCGAATAGGCACGCTATTATTTGTTTGTTATTATTAGTTCGTTATTATTGCGTTTGTTATTATTACCGTCACTCTACGGTGATTTAGGTAAATCACTCTACAGTGATTGACGTCAGTCACTCTACGGTGATTGACCATACAACTTATCAAGCCTCCGCCTTATTTCCTCGTCGCTCAAATCGCTGTAATATTGCGGATAATAGAGTTTGTTTCGCCTACTCAACGTATAATCATACGCAGACTTCAGCAAACCAACCGCCTCCAATACTTTTGCTAATCGCGCAATTCTATTCCGCCCTATTCCCGTCTCTTCAGCGATCCTATCCGTGGAGGGAAAAGCGCTCATATACCGATCGTTATTAGGACGTCCATTCACATGTGCCAGAAGGTACGTATACAGTTGCGCTATGGCTCCGTTACCTTTCTCGTATTCTCTCGCGATAGGAACCAACCGCCGCCATAAGTCGTGTGGTATCGGTGCGTTGCCGGTTAGTTCACTTTCTTTCTGCATCGCGTAAGCTTTCCGTTGTAGCGCCTCCCGCGCCAAATGCTCGAATTGGCCTCGCATTGACTATCGACTTCCTTTCGTTAACTAATTGCGCTTCTTACCGCGCCTTCATATTCGCTTTTCTTTCGTCATATTCGTCCAGCAGAGCGCTTAATCCAGCATCTCTATCGAATACCCACATCCGGTTATTAGTTCGCGGATGGAGCCTCGTAAATTTATAGCGGCGCCCATTCGCTTTCAAAAAGTGCATGAGTGTTGTTGAGTAGCAGTAGAATAAACGATTCACACAACATACCTCCCGTTTAAAATTCGGAACTGCGGCAATCAATAGTCCAGATCTCGTCCCTCATCGTTCATCCTTTCGAGCGCAGTCTTATATCGGATTTCTTGCGGAAACTCATCGACAGCTTTTTTGATCGCGTCATAGCCAAATATATCGACCAGGTATCGCATGAAGCGCGGGAGGGGAACGGCCTGTTGCGTTGGGCCGTCCGCCTTTAGTTCGATCATTTGGTTATAGTAGTACGGGTTATTCGAAATCATCAGCGTCTTACCTTCCCTTGTCAGCGAAACTCCTACTCCGTTGTTCTCTTCCATTTTCGTGTACCTCCTCGATTTTTAGATTCCTTACTTCTTTAAACCTTCAGACATCTCAATCGCTCCTTCTTCGCTCGGAACATTGGCCCAATCTTCGTTTACCGCAGCTTCGAGAGCGTCAATCATGACGTCATAGTGAATGTTTCCAGCTTCTGTTTCGTAGAGAAGATCACCGATAATATCCGGAACCTCTGCGACTTCCCCAAACAATGCCTCCTCTAATAAGTAGTTGCGGCCCTCTACGAGATCAATGTTCGCGTTTCTTCCAAAGACCCTTTCGAAATCCTGTTCCTTTTTGAAGTCGCTGCGACGTCCGTCTAAGATAACCGTGATTAGATTGCGCTCAAGCTCAGTAAACTTTTTCATAATGGAATTCCCCCTGTTTTTGAATTGTTTTATTTTCGTTAAGTGCGACGATACACTCCCGTTTTTTTTAACTGGCGCAGTACCCCTCGCCTCGATTCGCCCAATAAGCATAAATTTTCACGATTTTGTTAACGCCGGCTGTTAAATGCTTTGACACCACACTTCTCTCGATCCCCAAGCGTTCAGCCGCCATTTGTTGCGTTAAATCTTCCATATAAATAAGGCGTATAGCCTCGTTCTGAAGCGCTGTTAGCTCGGCAGCATCGATAGCATCCTCTAAGTCTAGTAAGATGTCAGACGCCGCAGTATCACCTTCAAACCGCCTTTGAAAAAGCTTGTCATAATCCCGCAATAAGGTGCGAATACCTTCTGCATCATTTAGTTTATATTCCGCATCATAGCGTCGGTGTTGGTCCGGTCTATTTGTCGCTGACCCCATTGCATCTCCTCCATTTTCATCGTATATTATAATTGGGTGATTTTATGGTTTTTTAGGTAATATAGTTGATAATGTTTCTGACCTCCGATCCTGATTTAGGGCTTAAATTTTAATTAACTTTTCGTGTTTTTCTTTGAACCTTAAAAACTCATCTGTGATTTCAACCTTTTCAATAACCATACGGTGCGTTCTTTTTGAAACCGGCCTTTCTCCTCTCTCAATTGCACTTACTGTTTGCTTGCTGATTCCCAAAAACTTAGAAAACTGCTCCTGAGTCATCCCTTTATAGATGCGTATAATCACAAATAATTCTTTAGAAATGTACACCATTTATCACCTCCTTTAATTGAAAAACAACGAAAGTCTACAAAAATCTTTAGAAATATCCTTCACGAAATAATACCCGCGACTATTCTAAGTCGCACAAAAATCCTAACTTCCTAAAAATCAATACTGATGTGCACTATTAAGTACGTAGCTTCTTTATCCCCCTGTCATACGAATGCCACTTATAGATAGAGCGGACATTTTAGTCCGATCTCAATATCTTTTAAGGGGGGAGGAGTTAAATTGTTCATAATAAATATCGTTGTAGCTTGGATCGTTGAGAAGTTGCTTGATCTGATCTTTCTAATGTTTATAAAGTCTTTTCGAAATAATAGAGACCAATATAAAGATCATTTCGAGGACCGACGGCGCTATTGGCTTTAGCGCTGTCTTGTCCTGCTACTCCCGAATCCGCCTGCACCTCGATTACTATCGCACAATTCGGCCGCCTCTGTAAAAACCGCCTCCTTACACTTATAAAATGGGTAGGTCGCCGTCATTTTTGGGACATCATTTTCGAACTTTTTCCTTCTTCACTTTTATAACGTGCATGAAACACTTAATTTTGCAACATCAATTACGAAAATTTTTCCGTCTTCACTTATACAACCCCACAAGTAACGCCGGTTTTGGGACATCAATTCCGAAGATTTTTCTGTGTTCACTTATAGAACACGTAGTCAATCTTTATTATTGGGACATAAATATCAAAAATTTTTCCGTGTTCAATAATAGATGCGTATAGACTTCTGAAAATGGACATCTTAACCTAAAATTTTTCCTTCTTCACTTTTATAACGTGCAAACACCACCTATTTTTGCGACATTAACTTCAGAAATTTTTTCGAAAACCTCCTTACACTTTATAACACGTAGGTAGAATTCGTTTTTGCAACACTAGATACGAAAATTTTTCCGCCTTCACTATTAGTTGCGTATAAACTTTCCGGATCGGACAGCATTTCGAGAATAACCGCGAGATAACTTCCGGATCAAGACACCCTATCGAAGAAAAAATGCTCTCGATAGTAACTGCGAATCGACTTTCGGATTGGCAACGTTATTGAACAAAAACATTTACGAACTTATGTTCTATCAGTTATAATAAAAAAGACGGACCTGTCAGCCCGTCAATTGTTCAAATAATATCCGATAATCTTAAAGACGAATTGAGTTGTTCCCGCAACCGTTCGTCTTGTTTTATTTTCGCCTGTAATCGCTCACCTACTCGATCAAGCTCTAGCGAATCTTTAAGTGAATTAAGCCGGCAAAGCTCGCCCTTTATCGTTCTGCGACGCTGTAGTATGTTCTGAAGCCCTTTTGCCAGATAATAACCGCGAACCACATCGAAGTTACCCTTTTCGATCTCGTGGTACTTGTCGGACAGTTCTCGATCAATTTCCGACTGTGCCCCTCGCAATCTATCAAAATCGCGCTCTATGTCGGCGGCAACTGCGGTTAGACGCTCGAAATGAATCTCGGCCAAAGACCGGTTATCCTGTTCTTTTCGGAACAAGTGTTCAATACGACTCATATGAAGACCTCCCTAATTTAAATCCAATTCGAACGAAATCAGTAAACGACATGTTTGCGAGTTCAGAAACATCGATTTTGCGGAGGTCTGCGTCGACTTTTGACGTGTCTACCATAAAAAACCGAGGATAGTTGTTTTCATAAAGATGGTATCCGTCGCTCCTTTTTTCTAATCGGTCAGTATCGTAAAACACCAGCCCGTCATCCGAGCATGTTCCAATAACATCGGCCGCAATTAACCAGGCGTCAGAGATTTCGTGTATTTCCTGTTTTGTATCGAACGTTTCCCCGTGATAATGCAGCTTTACTGCTTGCGGTTGAAATATATCCATCACGCCGACCGAACCTCCTCACCGAATAGTTCTCGCGCTGCTGTGACGCCGATTTCGGCGCAGCCTGCGAATGCTCTCCGGGACACTTGCGGCAAGAGTGCAGCGAATTCCTCCGGGTTTAAATTTATAAATTCATCTGAGCCTGCGGGATAGATGTTCCACCAACCTACAATTGTTTTTCTATAGTAAACGTTCATTCTCCAACTACCTCCTTTAGTTGTCCGCCAAGATGAGCCAACAGCTCGATCGTGTTCATATTCGCAATAGTTTCGAGATCCATCTCCGAGTCAGAGACGTACGGTAGATCGTAAATCAATTCCGCACGCTGACCGATTTCTAAACCGTGAGGACCGTGATATAGTCGATAAAGATTAAGCCACTCCTCGTCTATATAAAGTACATAGTCGCGACCTACATTTAACACCTCTACCCGTTCGCGGCTTTCTTCACCGGTGTCCGAATATATGACAACGAAATCCACGGACATTTTCTTCGGCTGCTCCCCTGCGTCAACCCACGTTAATTTGCTCATAACGTCTCCTCCTTTTTCTGCGCCAAGAATAACATGAAATCGAGTACAGACATTTTCGCGATCTCTTCGGTTGTTAAACCGAAATTAAACCCGACAGGAAATTCGAGCGGCAGATCGTACAGGACTTCGCACTTTTCACCGATTTCCCATTCGCCCTCTTTGCCGCGCATCCTATAAAGCGTGAGATACGCTTCGTTCACTTCAAGCGCGATATCGTCTCCCAGATGCAATACTTCGGTAGGCTCTCGATAATCGACGGCCCCCGTTTTCGGATCGTACAGGACGTAATCCACGATTAGTAATTCAAAATGACGGTTTTTGATAATTTGATCTTTTAAAGCTTTCAT